AAGAGCCTCTGAGCCAATAGCCGTATTTTGAATGCCTGTTGTGTTTGCAGTAAGACTATCCTTACCAAAAGCAGAGTTGTTAGTACCTGTACTAGTGTTTAGCGCAGACTCTCGACCAACAGCCGTATTACCATTACCTGTTGCGAGTTTAAGTGCCGAATAACCAATAGCAGTGTTATTTAGACCAGTAGCATTTGTATATAAGGCTTGATAACCAACAGATACGTTATTTGATCCAGTGGTATTTGAATATGCCGCCTGATAGCCAACAGCAGTTTGACCTCCTGCGGTGGTGTTGGATTGACCAGCTTGACCACCAAGAAAAGTATTATACTGGCCCGTTGTATTAGATAGACCAGCAAACTGACCTACGGCTGTATTATAAGTATCCGTAGCAGATGTAAAATTTTGAGAACCTAGTGCGCTTTGACCTACAGCAACTGATCTACTCCCTAAAGTGTCGGTGGTTAAAGCACCTGTGCCGATAGCCACGTTTCTTTGTGACGTAGTTAAAGCATCACCCGCATTAGAGCCAATTAAAGTATTGTATTGACCTGTCGTGATAGCCGTACCCGCATTGTTTCCAACGGTAGTATTGTCACTACTTCCAGCTTCAACACTATCCAACGCAGTATCACCCAACGCCACGTTGCCTGTACCAACAGGATAGTTCCCATCCAGCTTAATCGTGCCGCCGTCTACGTTCAAACCTTCAAGCTGCAAGGTGTTAAGTACGTTTGCCGCTACGGCACCTGTTCCTGCGCCATCGAAGTAGATGACCGCCGTCGATCCAGCTTTAAGTTCGTAGTCGTTTGATGCACTGTATGTGCCTTGGAATAACAGAATACTCCGATCCGCAGACAGGCTGTTGCGAACATAAATGATTTTTTCGGCGTCGTTCGGCGTCAACTGCACATAGGCTGTTGCCCCCAGATCACTGCTGTCATCAAAAATAACCATACGGTTACGACCATTCGATGCCGTACCGTCGCTAATAGGCAGTGTGTTTGGTGAACCAGATGACCCTGCCGAAGCAAGACTAATTGTGACCTGACCATCAAGGGCCGTGTCTAAAAGTTCAAGGTTTGTGTTAGTCGTATCACCCCATGTGCCTGACTGTTCACCAGTAGCTATGAGTTCGATACCGTTGTTTAATGTATATGTACTAGGCATGTTTCTATCCTATGCTGCTTGTCGGGTCCAACCTGGTGTTTGTAATTCTGTTGACGATGGATTGTCATCAGTCCAACCAGGGGATTGTGTTGGTTGTTCGGGAGTATAACTCGGATTTTGATTTGGAACAATGGTTCCCCACACAAGGGGCGGTGTTATCTCCCCTGTGGCTGCAACGCCAGTGACGGATACATCCGCATCAGCGGTGGTTGTGACACTGCCAACGGCGGCGGTTCCCGCAACGCCAGTGACATTTACAAAGGTTTCTGTATCAACGGTTACTGAACCAACGGAGCCTGTAGCGGTAAGTCCAGTTACAGGAGCGTTAGCGTCCGCGTTGACTTCTATAAAGCCACCGTAGACAAAACCTTGGCATTGCAAGCCGCTTGGTATTTCTACAACAGAACCAGCGTTGATGGTAACAGAACCAACGGCACCCGTGCCAGCTATGCCTGTTGTCGGCACATTTGCATCGCCTGTCATAGTGACGGTGCCAACGGCTCCAGTACCTTCTACGCCCGTAGGCGTGACGTTTGCATCAGCCGTAACAGTAACAGAGCCGACGGCCCCCGTACCTTCTAGCCCAGTGACAGGCACATTTGCACCCGCGCTGACTGTTGCTGTGCCAACGGCTCCAGTTCCTGCCACGCCCGTAGGTGTGACGTTTGCTGCGGCAATTACTGTAGTAGAGCCAACCTCACCAGTGCCAGAGACACCAGTTACCGATGTGTTGGCTGCGGCGTTAACTGTAACAGAACCAACAGAACCCGTCGCGGACAATCCCGTGACAGGCACATTTGCTTCTGCAACTACACTAACGGAGCCTACAGCGCCTACAAGCTGGGGAAAATTATTGCTGCCCCAGCCCAACTCGCCCCAAGTGCCACGGCCCCAGCCGCTTATTGGAACGATGACGTCTGTCATTAGGCTATCCGAATGATGGCGTTACTTGCGTCCGCTGTTGGGAATACAATTGTAAAGTCACCTGCGGTAGACGTTTTGTCGGCACCAAAATCTAGCACCACTACCGATGGATCACCTGACGCACTGTCATTAAAGATCAACGCGCCACGGGCTGTAATCGTTGCCGTGCTAAAGGTCAAATCATCAAAGTCGGTAAAGGCTGTTGTGCCGCTCGACGTTGGATCTACACGAGTAAGCGCACCACCTTTTGCAGTGTATCCAGTTCCAGATACCTCGTTTGTTGCTGTGTATGCTGTTGTCGCCGCAGTGAATGAGGCATTGTTGTCATACAAAGCAAGGTTAAAGGTGCTACCACCTGAGTTTTTAAAGTTGTGAACAGCCTCAAGAAGCTCCTTCTTAAAGCTCGTGCACATGAAGTTACCAGTAAAGGCCATGTCACATTCTCCTTATGAGTTCAGCAAGGTCAGGGTGCCCCGCATCTTTGATTGCATTATATACAGTAGTTCGATCACTTTTAACAGCTTCGCGTAAATAGAACCCGACTAACTGTACAATACGCTTCTGAAAAGCACGGGCTTGCGCCTGTATTGCAGGATGTGCTTCATCCGAGACCGAAATAATTTTTTCTGCACACCGTTCTGCTATTTCTTCTGGCGTAAAGCCACGGTTCTGAGTGGTGTGTACCTCTACCTTAAAATCTTTAGGTAAATCTATATTTAACTCTGGAATCATGTGCGGGGTTTCCTAATCGGGCCGTAGCGATACTCATCCATAGTTTCTTGAGCTTCACCAAGGTTTTTGAGTCTTGCAATCCCTTCAGCCAAACGTTGGTTGTACATTTGCATCAAGTTAGGGTCGCCTTTCATATAGATATACGCCTCGACTAAAGAAGCATATAACAACGTAATCTCCGCATTTTCACTAAGCCAGCTTGTACCACTGTCGGCACCCGCTGTTAATGAAGCAGGGCGATACAAATAGTGAATATCCGTTGTGTAGTTTGCATCAGGTGTTGGAGCCAAGATAAAGTTACTTACATCAAACTGGGCGTAATATTTAGGTTGTCCCGTGGTTGTTGCGTCAGGTGTATAAGTTTGCACAAAGTCTAAGTCTTTAAAAAGCAAAAACTCTTTTGCGCCACCAACATCGATACTCAAAGAAAAAGGCGCTAGGAAATCTGTGGGCGCACCAAGATACTGATTGCCACTCGTCATGGCACCGCCTTGGTTCTTTTGAAACAGATTAAGCTGAACGCTTTTTAGTATGCGCTCTTCTGCCAATCGAATAAACAAAGGCAGGTTGTTTACAAAACTTGTTTCGTCGTTCTCTGTGTAATCCTGAATGGCTGTCTTCAATTCGCCGTATGTCATAGTCATGTCGTCACCGTAACGCTACCGACCTTGCCTATTGCTCGAACACGCTCCAACGTAGGTGCTTCGACGGTCGGGATGTCAACATACACCTGTAATGACTCAGCCTGATCTGGACGCGGGTTACGCAATGCCTGTGGATCAGGAGAAGCCTTGGGCGGAAATAACTGTGGATGCTTCGGATCAAACTCATCAGGACCGACTTTCGCACCAGTCCACTCTACCTTCATCTCACGAAGACGGTAGCGACGGCCCGATCTGTCCGATATTCCCCATGCATGTTTGCCCGAAGCGTATGCCATTAGACCCTCAAATACTGTATGCTAGGCTGCAACTTCAACGGAACGCGGTCTTCGTCCTCGTCCGCCGCACGTTGGAACTCTTCTTCGTACACAGACTTTAACAACTGTATGCGCTCTGGAGCCCGTTTCATCGCGATGTAATAGGCTAACCCCGCCACCATACAAGGATAAAAACGAAAAGGCATATCAGTAGTATTAACAAGGGCATCAGCATCTTCAATCCGTTGCACGTAGTAGTACACAATCTGGTCAGTTGAGTTCTCAGGTACAGCCCACAGATTGATAACAGGCTGAATTTGCTTATTGAACCAAAACTGGCTCGGCCTACCTTGAGTGGTCTTGTCTGGTAAAGTAACGTATTCACCACGACTAATTCGTTCAATCTCATAGTCAGTGCCGTTTCTACGCAACACCATCTCTAAAATATCTACGACATCCGCTCCCAACGTAACTGTTGCCGTGCCCTGAACAAGCGTTGCCGTACCTTGCTTCACTGTCCACAGATTTACACCACGGTTTGCCCAGTCTGCAAACATCAGGTTCAAAGACCGACGTGCAGTTCGTGCATCATAGCCCGTGCGAACTTCGAGGCCACAGCGTTCATACGCTTCCTCGATGATCTCGCCTACGTCTAAATTAAAGTCTCTTGAACCTGAAGTAGCCATGTTTTTAACTCATATGTGGGTTTTGATTTGTTTTAACCTTAACGCAGCCACCGTTGGCATATCCAACTTTGCCTCCACGCATCATCTTGACGGGACCTCCACGCATCATCTTAACTTTACCACCTCGCATCATGCCCTGAACACCTCGACCTTTCAGAATGTCTGCTTGCGTGACTTTACCGTCCCCAGTTAAATCGGGAAATTTTTTACCTGGCATTTTATATACTCCTGTTTCTACGGCCTAAGATGTGCCGTTCATAATCTTGAGGGTCATAGTTCGTATAATACCCTAGTTTTTCCAACTTTGCAGCAGCGTTTTCTAATTCCGACCAACGCTGTATAAAAACAATAGCATGTTCCCGTAAGTAAGACAGTAACCATATGTCTATTCCTGCTGACGCAAAAAACCTATTCAACGCCATGCACTCTTGTTCTAACTGATCATAATCGTAATCATAGTCATAATCAAAAACCATCGTGACTTTATAACCAGTATTAAAAAACCTAGACGATTCCGTTAGTACATCAGGCCATAGATCATCTGACACTATAAACTTTACTTCACGGTTTTCATAAGCTGGCAAAGCAAAAGGACAGGCCGCTACACCGTTGTTGTGTGCGGTGGGTTTTGCTAACTCTTCTGCCCACTCTCGTATCAAAACACCCTTACCAATCCGCCGTCGGCTTTTTTGTTCTTCCAACTTATCCGTTTGGACGACTTTTTCTTTTTTGCTGCTGATGTACATTGCGCCATCGTCGGACGACAAGCTGGATAACTCCGACGCTTTTCTCCCTTTTGACGACCACAAGGCTTTCCAGTTTTGCAGTCTACCCAACCTTTGCCATCGTTTTTTGAAAACCATTCCCGAAGAGAGTTTTTCTTTTTCTTTGCCATCAGAAAGTCCTCGTGCTTTTACGCCTGCTTTCCTCCACGCAGCCGCAGCCCGATGCAATAATTCCACCATTCTTATATCGATTACGAGCAGGACGTTTGGGATTATCTACTGATGCAATTAAACCACCGTCAGCTTTCTTTGTCTTATTCCCCCAATTTTTTGCCCCAACTTTTCTGCATTTAGAAAGTGCCCCTGAAGCGTATGCGCTGGGCCAAACCTTGTATCGGCTTTTTACTTTGTGGTAACACGCGTCTTTTTTTGTTTTTGACTTTTTTGCCATTAGTCTTCACCTCTGGAGGCTTGGAGATTTGAAAGGGCATCTGTCCACGACTGATCATAACTTGCTTGCCTTTCTGTTAACTGCTCGACCGCTTGAACCAAATGATCTATTTTTACGTCCATAACTTCTGTCCGTTTATCCACGCTAATCAACGTCGAAATCATCCACACAAGACCCGCTGATCCTAAAGTCAGACCAGTTCCCCAAAACAAAAGTTGCACGTTCTTATCCATCTTTACCACATTTTACACGACCAATAACGGGCCGTTAGTTTATCTAAACGTTTAGTATCACAACCGTGACGGGCACGAAATGATTTCCTTCGTTTGGGATTTGACTTCTTAATAGTCATATTGGCATCCCCGAATCTGACGATCTTTTCTTTACCCTTATCACATGCCTTTACAACAAACTTCTTGCCGCCAGACTTCTGACGCTTGGGCTTGTTGCATTTCATCTTGGACTTGTCGATCTTAGCCATCACAAGCTCCCCTCTTCTTTAACTAAAAAACCTTCTCCAAATATTCCCGCCTCGGCTGTTGTACTGTTTGTTTTTGCTTGAAACTCAAGCGTAGTTTTTTCAGAAACCTTAAACGGTAGCACACGCATGATATCCATACGTTGGGCAAAAGTAGTTTCTGCCACATTAAATACACGACCGTCACTGAATGTGTTTTTATTAAGAAAGGTTAGATACTTACTCGCACCACTGGCTGTAGCCGAAAAAGCGTCAATTCTAGATAAGTAAAAACTATGACCTGCGGGAACCGTAAATATTGCTGCTTGATTACGACCAGTCCCCGCTGTGATCTGAGCATAAACGACACTAGAAATCTTTGCTGTAACGTTTCCAGCGCAGTTCCCACTTACTGTAATAAAATCATTAATGGCTTTGAAAGAGTTCGTTGTCGTTATTGTAGTTGTACCATTTAAGGAAACATTTTCTGCAATCTCATTGTAGTCCGCATCCAAACCAATAAGACGAACAATCTGTGTTGTGTCTCCCGCTGCGCTACTAGCAACGTCTAACGGAGAAGCGGTACTTATCAAAGGTAGTGCATTTGTATTTCCCAACTCCCACGGAGTTGTAAAAGATGTTCCTATAGCCGTTGAAAAACCAAAAACATTACGAACACGATGTCCAGGGATTTGCCCCCTGGACACCTGTAGCTCAAATGGCTCAGATGTTCCGACCTGTGAAATGGAACGGAGATCATATGCCATCGGACCCTCCTACGAAAGGATGATCGTTAGTTCATTAGCCGATCCTGTAAACGCTGAGACATAAACACCGCTACTTGCAATGATGCCATCATCAGGAATATTCATTACATGATGGCCTGTAGGAAACTTTTGCGTAAGCAAAGTATCCCCGCTTGCACTTCCGTTTTTCAACGTGAAAGCACCCGCAGCCGCCGCGTAAATTACAACCTGACGTAAACGTGACCGAGATGGACCGACAACCGCAGCCGTCGTTCCTTGAACCCAATTATACGCTGTTACTGGACCAGCCATGAGTCACCCCCTATTAAGCGAGGTTATTGTTTTGCTGATACAGAATAGTAAACCGTACTTCTCCAGCATTAGTTGCCGCTGACGCTGTCACTGTTAGACGAATGTCCGCAGTTCCTGTGTCTTCCCACGCTAACGTTCCACCTGCTTCAGTAGTTGGATATTTACGACCTGCTGTTGTACCGCTTGCAAAAGTATTTAAGATTGAGGTCGCACCGCCTACTGTGTCTCCAACACTTAGATTTGTTGTTGCGTTAGCCGCTGTAATCACATCGATCACGCAATCAATAATCTGAGAGTTTGCTGGAATAACAACGTCTGTTACAGACGCAGCTAATGCACCACCAGATAAATCTGCTGCAAATGTCTGAGACATTACCACATTACCGGTGTTTTTGATGTTTGAACCAAGGGTTGTACCCGTAGTTTCTTTGATGGTTCCGGCTTTAATCGGACCAGAAAAAGTAGTTGTACCCATGTGATACTCCTGTCTTGGGTTAAGTCAGTCGCCCAATGCGACTGTCAGGGATACACTAAGCATACAGAAGTTTGAGAAAAAAGAAAGCATGATATAAAAACATATCTGCTAGTAAAATCGATCATTTTGTTGACGTCAACAAAATGATCGATTGCAAATAAAAGAAAGGGGCAACCGAGGTTGCCCCAGTTATAAGGGAGGAGAGTATGAAATACCCCGCCCCACTATAACATATTTTACGCTCCGGGTGTACCGAAAACAGACCGCCAGTCTGAAACACCAAAGCTATAACGCTCACGTGCCTTGAACCGCATGTTTCCAGTGTCAAAATCACCTTCCATTGCAGTTTTAATTGGCGAACGGTTAAAGTATTTGAAACCGTTTGGCGCATCAGTTTTGATAAAATATGCGTCGCTGTCTGTCAGGAAGTGGTTTACAACCGCTCCGTCGGGCAACATACCCATATTTTTCATTGCGTTGGTGTCGTTATCCGCAGTGCCCGGACGCAGATTTGAGTTCAACACTCGCTCTGCAATAAACTGCAATTCTTTTGGAATGATAAGTTTCATTCCGCGAACCGCAATTTTAAGACCACGCTCGTCGGTTAAACCCGCAATATCAATAAGCATTTGCTCCAAAGACGTCTCGTTTAAGTCTGCCGCAGTTGCCAAAAGGTTGCTTTGGTTTCCAGACAAAGTTGGGTGAGACGCAGAACAAAGTGCGGCACCATCGCCAATAGCGGAAGCGCCTGCGGTAAACGCGTTGTTTAACACGGCCGCAGCTTTGATTTGCTTGGTTTGAGACATTGACCGTGCAAGAGCCCGCGTATAACGCGCAGACAAGCGGTCATACAAGTTATCTTCCACCGCTTCCTCTGTAATAGAGAAGGCAAGTGCAATAGTCTCGTGAGAGTAACGAGCAGTGTAGGTTTCCTGTGCGTCGTCAAAGCTGATGGATGAACCCTCACCTTTTACTGGCGCCGTAGAAAAGCCCCCGAGCATAACCTCTTCCTCAAAAGCTCTGTCCGAGCTTTCTTCGTCAAAAATTTCAGAATGCTCGTTCTCGTAACGATCATATTCCAACCCAAATAGCGCATTAAGGCCGGGTTCTAGCTCTTTCGCTAGTTGTGCGCGAGAAATAGCCATATTCTATATCCCTCCTTAAATGCCTGTCGATGTCGCGGTGGTCTGCGAATCGAAACGGCTGGTTGGAGCATTGAAGTGCGCGTTAATGCGTACAATCATCGGAATACCCGCCGCGGTATAATCGCTGTTAGCTTCATCGTCCATGATGCCAACAATACGGAGCGGAAGGGTTGCCGTGGTGTTAATTGTAGATACACCCAATGCAGAGTTAGAATTACCCGTTGAGGTAGATCCGGTGCGTGCGGAAGTGCCCAAAGACGCGTTTGCGAAAACGGCCGCTTGTGCAGTTGCGCGGTCTGTCAAAGACGCGTCTGACGCGACTTGAAACAGTTGGTTCGGGTTATCTGCTACAAAAGCTTTGACAGGATGATTAGTGTCAACGCTTACAGAGCCAGAACCGGGCCAGTAGTTAATGAACACGGGCTTCTTTGAAACCGAATCCACGTATTCTACACCCATCAGGACACCTAACGCTTGCGTAGTACCACCATTAGTAGCACCGGCGTGGTCAATAACCCCTGCGGCCAAAGGAACGCAAAGAGAGTATTGAAAAATAGCATTAGTGTTGTTGGACGCGATTTCATACTGGGTTACACCCGTAGTATTAGCCGCAGCACCAACTAGCCCGATAGGACGAAGACCATAGGCAGTATTAGCATTTGCCATTTGATTTTTCTCCTAAGAGGGCAGCCCCTATTTACGAGGGCCACCGAAGGTTACACGAGATTGACGATCAGGGTTAGTAATCGTCATGGTTGAATGTGCATTCTCACGCAGCATATCATGGTCCACAGCTTGCATTTGATCGTTATTTCGCTGAGCAAAATAATCGCTCCGTTCTGCAACCGTTTCCAAAGGTATCCTTGCAAGAAGCAGTCCGCCTACCCCAAACACTCCTTCATATTTCCCTGTATCAACAACAGGCGCCTCAAAATCGGGGTATTCGTCCTGACGAACCAATTCCCAGCCTTCTCTGAGTTTCGCACTGATATTCTTCCGATCATCAAAACCGCGTGTTTCCGCACGGATCCAACGATGTTTATAGCCTTCCGGCGCAGGGGGAGCATCAAGCATTGACGGGGGAGCCCACGGCTTTCTAGCAGCCGTTTTTTCCCTAGTTTTGTTAGCGCGAGGCGCACGATCTATGCCCTCAAAACGATCTTTTTTCGTTGTATCTGACATATTCGTTAATCCTTCACGTATTTCGCATATTCTTCTAGCGGCACACCCAATTTTTTAGCTATTGCAACTTGGGTCTGGGTGAGTTTGACCCTTCTACTGCGCCCAGAAGCATTACTTGCGCGGCTTACACCAGCGACCGTCTGAGCGGGCCGTTTGCTGGAACCGAGTTTCTGCGGAAACTCCGTCTGAAGTCTCCGGTCTAGTTCAGTATAGTAGGAATCATCCTGCGGGTCAAACCCTTCGTCCTCCACAAGCTTTTTGTGAATACCAAACGCTGCAAAAGTCATTGCTTGATCTTCTCCAAACCACGAATTGCGCGTGGCCCAATCCTCGGCTTTTGCATCCGGACGACGCACTTGCTGCGGCTGTTGAATCGCCTGTTGTTGGGCTATTTGCTGTTGCTGCGCCGCTTGAGGGTTTTGAGCGCGCCATTGCGCCGCTTCCGCCTCCTGTCTTTTTCGCTGTTGCGCAACCTGTAGTTGCTGCGAACGGCCGTTTAGCTCATACAATTGACGCTGGGCGGAAATAATGGCGTCCGAATCGCCAACTTCGATAGCCCTTTTTAACGTCGCTTCCGCTTGATTTGTCTCAATTTCAAGGCTTTTACCAAATTGCTCAATGTAGCCATTATCTAATTGCTGCATTCGCGCCTTTAACTGCGTCGCCTCGTTTTGAATTTGTTGAGCTACGCGAATAGCTTCTTTTTCCCGCTTTTCCGCATCGCGCATTTTTTTAGTAAGCTGGTTAATGCGCTTCTGCGCGCCTTTAACCTCCTGCTCTTGCTCCGTTTCACCAGAACTTTCAGATTCTTCCGAAGAAGAAAAAGACTCCGATTGAATTCGTGGCTCTTCTGTAACCTCTACCTCGGTAACTTCCGCCTCAGTAGCTTCCTGTTCAAGTTGTTCTGCTTCGGCCATTCCGCCCTCCTTACAAGCTTATGATATCTTCGGGATCTGAAATAACCCCAAGAATTTCATCGTCGTTAATAATACGGACTTCGCCGCCTTCAATACGAAACCTAGATCCCGCATATCGTGCGAAAATTACCCAGTCCCCGGCCTTACACCATGGACCATCCGGAAACTTATCCGCATCTTTATAACAAAGAGATCCTTGTTTCATCACGTATCCCACTACGGTAGAAACCTGACCATCTTCAACAACCTTGTCTGGAAGATACAACCCCCCGGAAGTCTGACCTTTTCCCCGGTATGGAAGTACAAGCATTCGCCATCCGCTTGGAGAAGGCATTCGTTCTAAAAGGCTTTGATCCGCTTTTGTCGGATCTAAAACGCGTTCTTCTGGTGCGACATACATTGCCTCAACACCAGCTTTCGCGGCATCTAAATCTACCGCGGCAAATGATTTAGTCATCAAATTGCTCCTGTTTTTCTAGTAGGCCCGAGAGTTCCTGAGAGATAAAGTTTAAAGCATTAAGTTCGCCCATGCACAGCTGATAATGCTCCATGTTCTTAATTCCATTGTTTTCCAACAAATCAAGAACCATTGTTTTGCGTTCTTTTACAGAACGTTGCACGAATTGTACGACTGCAATGTCGTCCATAGTTGAGTACCACACGTTATCCTACATCATACGATGTTTATCTAACATGTCTTATACATTTGTACCAGAACTTTTTAGCCTTTTTGGAAGTGAGGCATGTCCACAAAGGGCGTGCGGCCCTGTTTGCGCCGAACGTCTACATACGCGTTGTATGCGTCCAGCATTGTACCATCCCACTCTAGGATGTTGTCAATGTGCCAAGCACCTCCCCATTTAAGCTGCTTAATGCCCATATCCTTAGCTGTTTTTACAATAGCATCGCCAACATCATCATAAAACTTTAACTCCCAACAAACTTTCGGACCCAAAAACACCATGAAATCAAAAGCCATTCCATCCAAATGCTTGCTTTTCATAGTTTTTGAAGCCCCGGAATCCACAAGGGACCGCTGCTCCTCTATCGTTCTCAAACCGCCAAGGTGGGGAATGCCAAAATCATACGGCGTATTATGAATGGCAGTGCGAACCAAAGTGTATAACTCTTCATCAATACCTTCGATGCGATCCAGACTACGCTGGCTTAATTTAAAATTACTCATATCATTTCCTCTTAAAGAAGGCTTGCGCCCCGCGCACACCGAAACTCGCTGAAATTGCAATTCCAAGGCTGTAAAAATACCAGTCCGGAGCTTTTGAAAGCTGCGCAAACCCACGGTCAACCCAACCTTCTGCTCCCGGAATCCAACATAAAATCAATGGGATAGACAAGATCACAACAAACCATTCATCCTTCCAACTTGACTTTGCGCCCTCTGCCATAATGCGCTCCCAGTCGGCAACGCTTGTCTCTTTTGACAATAATATCTGGGCTTTCGCCTTTGCCTCAGTAAGTTTTAGCTCCGCTTCGGCTGCGTTCTTATCGGCTTTACCTTGTAGCCATGATCCAGCAAGATTGGCTATCGGGCCTAAAAAAGATTGTATCATCAATTACCCTTCATCCATTCAATTATAAGCACCAAAATTAACGCGCACGTTACGGTGCCTAAAAAAGATTGTAAAAATATCTGAGTCATTTCTCCGAACCCAGCCACACGGCGAACGCGCCTGTCATGGCTCCAGAACAGACGCTAATCATTGCAGATTGTTGCGTAGACAAGTCTTCGAGACTCATTCCCCACTCAATTACGCGGATGTACATGATTGTCATAACCAACATCATAAGACGCGGCATAATCTTCCAAGCTAGTAATTTTTCCATGTCAAACCTCTATGTTTAACTTCGTTCCCTGCGGTCGATCCGCATTAGTCTTGCGCCCAAACCTATCATAACTTTCCTGTAAGTCCAATCGTTGCTTTACAAGAGCCTCTAAATGCCTGTGGTTGGCCCTGTGTTCTTTTTCCACACGTTGCTCTACCAAATGCGTTTCTATGCGCTCACGCGCCCTTGTTTGGGCGTGTATGTCGCTTCCTACGTTAAAAGGAGCAGATCCTATGCCACTCGTACCATCAGCCATTTGCCAATTTGTCCACGCCCCAAATCATCCCGGCGGTTCCCGCCAAAAAAACTGTAATACCTATCGCCAATGAAATACCCCAAAACAACCTGTCTCGGGCGGCTGCGCGCGCCTCTAACGCTTCCTTTTGACGTTTTCTTGCTTCAGCTTGCTCACGCACCACCAAGTCCCACATGCCCGGAGGACCGTACAACATGCAATGGCTGCGAAGAGTGTCCATAGCTTCTTTGTGCGCCATTTTAGCTTGCGCTATAGCAAAGCCTTCTTCCTCGCTAGACGTAAGCCGCCCCAACGGGCCCTTATGCTTGCCTTTTTCAGCAAGATTAATATCCGCCTCTAGTTTAGCCAATTTACCAAAATGAGGCATGAGACTGTTTAAGTCTTTGCCCGCCTGAACCGCGGAGCTTATGCCGCCCGCTAATTTAGTAACTGCGCCGGCTAATGCTAATACCTCAATCATACGCGTTCACCTATCTTAACAGACGGCGGGCAAGGATACCCATACGGCACTCTTATAACACGAGGATAGTGATAATAGAAGAAAGACACTTCTCGGGGGCAGCGATATATGCACGCAGTGTACAAGTCCCCGTAAGTATAAACCCCCACCAACATGGCAGTAAGGGCGCAAATCATCTCTCTAGTATTCTGTCCATTTTTGCGTCGAGAGCATCTAACCTAGCGATAACTCGGTCGATGGACGTATTGCTCTCGACTTTCGTAGAATATTCCTTGGCAAGTTCCTCCCTCGTTCGATTAAGAAGAATTTGCACACGTTTTAATTCGTCATGCTGCGCCTTAGCCCACCAAACTACAAAGCCTAAAACAGCGGTTAATCCTGAACTCCAAAGCGCCTCCATTTCCATTAAAAAACACCCTTAAATCTTTGTGGACGAGCAATCGGACTAAAACCCTTTACCATTCCACCCTTTGCCATTTTTTTAGGCTTTTTTGCTTTGTCTAACGCTATAGCCACCGCCTGCTTTTGCGGGCGACCCTCCGATTTTAACTTTCGGATATTGCTACTTACCGTAGCCGGATTAGAACCTCGACGTAACGGCATTTAACAAGAAGAAAACTTACCGCCACGTAACATGGCGCCCATGCCACGAGAAGTGCCCATGGTTTTAATGCCCTTAGCCGTGTTTGGCGTTTTTTCATCCACAATCTTGGCATAAGGGATGCTGCCTTGACCTTTAATTTCCGCTTTATTTACAGGGGCCGGGGCTTTCGCCGGTGGGGCGCCGTTTACTTTTACCTTCATAATTATCTCCGTTGCTGCTGTTGCGCTTGCAAGCGTAGTATCTCACGTTCCGCACTTGCTTGCAATTTTTGGTTAGCCATACGCTCTTGTTGTTGCATACGTTGCTGGAATTCTTGCGATCTGTTCTGCGCTTTCTGCTGGTCAAGCTGCAATTCGGCTTGATCGTTGGCAATGTCCGCTTGAACTTGCTGTTGCTTGATCTGCATCTCTTGTTCTTTGAGCGCAACCAACGGATCCGGGCCTTCCTGACCCTCGCCCGCAATCTGCGCAGAAAGCTGCTTTACATTCTGCATTTCCGTAGCAACTTGCTGTGCAATCAACTTTTCCAACTGTTGCTGTATTTCGGGCGTCAAGTTTTGCGCATTTAACTGCTGCGCATACTGTGCCTGAACCGTTTCCTGCGCCTTAATCTTAGCATGTTCCATAATGTGCTTTTGCAAAGCTACTGCCACCGCCGGCTGTTGGGAGGCAATGGGAGAAGACCCGAAGACCAAATGCGCCATAACATGCGCCTCGTGATCCTGACCCGCAAACGCACGCAACTCCACTTGATCCAACGCGTCAATGTTTTCGGTTGCCGGATCTTTGGGCTGAGCCTCCTGTGCAGGCTTCGGTTTAAGAATTTTATCCACATCCCGAACACCCAACGCCTGATACATGCGCCGATACGCCTCGTGCATGTCATGCAATTCTGGAGCCTGCATTGCCAGCTGCATTTGAGTCTGTGCTAAAGCAATACGTTGCGCCTGACTAAAAATATTTGGATCCGAAACAGGAACAATGTCTATACGATCATCAAAATCCTTGGCCATAACCTCTTGGTCGCCACCCGCAACCGAAAACGGATACCGTTGCGGCAAGCTTTCAGACATTACACGCGCCAAAAGCTTAAATTCGTTCTTCATAGCATAGTGCAAACGCTTATGAACGGCGCTCATTACCCGCGCACCCTGCTCCAACATAGCTACCGTTGTACCAACCGCAGCCTGTTGATTGCCGTCGCCAACCTTCATGTCCGTAATAGTGGCAAAACGTTGTCCCGCCTGAACCACAAAACCCAATAACTGGAACAATGTAGAGTCCGGGCCCTTGAACGGAAGGGGCATCAAACTGTCCCGTATGGCCCCTCCGGGACTGTCTACGTCCCTAAACTCGCCCGGCTGTAATGGCTCTGCATCTTCCCTAATCCGCAGCCCACGGGCTTTAAAGCCGGCAGGAAGATTAGACAATGTGCCCGCGTCAATAAGCTGCCGCAACGCCGCCGTGGCAGTGCGAGACAAGCCGCCAATAGTGTGAATAAGCCCCAAACCATAAAAGCCAAAGCCCGGAAGAAACTTATAATGCACAAAATACTGTATTTTGCGCCGATTTTCATCATCTTCAGAATAATTCCGGCGAATAGATAGAATTTGACCCACATCCTCGGCCACCGTGACAATATACGGCACCATAATGCCCGTGGGCTCCCCTTCTTCGTCCATATCCTCAAAGCCCGGAAGCTCCAAATCTACGTGGAATTCCAACAAAGTAACGTCATAATCAATGTTTGAAGGCCGCATACCGTCAATATTATCTACAGTATCCGTCGTATCTGTCGCAGGAGCCTGCGAAGGATGTACCGGAATATCCCGGTAAAACCCGTTTAATTGCATCTTGCGCAGGTTATTCCACTGCATTCTAACGATCTGAGCCGCAAAAGGCGTCGTTTCCATGTCCGCAGCGTCATAAGGCACCACCAAATGCTCCGCAGGAACAAATTTACTGACTACCCGGTCTAATGTACCGTCAAAATACACCTTCTTAAACGTCGATCCCGCCAACGGAAGGTAAAACAACATCTGATCCGTGTCCGGAGTGTACTCCTCCATCACATTGGTCAGATAATAATTCATAAATTCCTTAACGCGCTTAGATTGAGCCTCTTTTTCCTGCGTTAATTCACCCATAATCTGCGTTCTTACCGGCCCCTCGGCCGGCAAAAGCTCATTAAACGCTTGCGCTTGAAATTGTGTGGCCGCCTCTGCAAGCAATGGGTGTGTTACACCCGTCGCCCCACGAAAAGGTTGTGTTCTTTCCTCGTATTTAAAGCCTAAAAGCTCCAAACCCTTGTTATACTCGTCTTCCCAATCCCCGCGGCTTTCTCTAGCCGACTCATATTGCGATAAAAGGTCCGAAGCTATGCCGCCAAGGTCGGAATCAGACAAATCTTCCGCCAAATTAGAGAAAAAATCACCCCCGCCAACAACTTTTGACGCCTCCGGGTCAAAATCAACCACTACACCGCCGTCTTCAGCGTCAATAATGTCAATTCCATCCGCATAAGGCTGCGAAGAAGACACCAAAGCACCCGGCATCTCTATCTCAATGTCCGTAATTGCCTCTTCAAGCGCCGGGTCGCTGTTTTCACGCTCCACAAACGACGCAACAGGGTTTCTGGGTGGTAATGCCATGTGTTATCTCCAAGATTGCGCCTAAACTAGCACGTAAACCTCTATTTTACTAGCGGAACATATTCCGGGCCGTCCCGTTTAAGCCCCCAATACCCGAAAGTGCATCCTGCGCCATGTTCTCAGGTGAATATTTCTCATACAAACTCTCCGCAGGAGGCACAACAACAGGCTGACCCGTAACCTGATCTATCCTAACCTCCGCCGCACCCGTCGGAGTAGGTCGTGCCGTGGGCCGCGGACCCATTTCCGCGTATATCGGATTGACCCGCGCGGACCCCGGACCACTATACATTACCATATCACTGCTGGCAGGCTCCAAAATCGTCTCCATAGCCGAAAATGACGCCGGAGACTGCTTAAACGCCGCCATTTCACGCGGCTCATTCGGATTTACCCCCTGAACCGCCGCCACAACTTTAAGGGGATACCCCCTGTTTTCCTCACTAAGTGCAGACAACGGCTTGCCAGACGCTTTAAACTCCGCAAACTTGCCCGGACCAGCGTTATAGGCGCGTAAAGCATCCTCAGTCCGAGGAAACTTCTCCAACATCGCTTGCAAATACTGCGAACCCAACTCAACATTAACTTCAGGTACAAACAACAATTGCCGTACCACCCTGTCACTCTTGTCATCAGTGTCATAACCAAGCCTTTCCGCAATCGTAAAAATATCTTCCACACCATAACCCGGCTTGCGGGCCGTGGAAGGACGTATCTGCATTAAACCTAACGCACCACTGCGCGTATTCTCCGCCTTCGGATCCCCCGAACTCTCCGCCATCACAACACCCTTAACAAGCGTTTGCAAAAAGTTCTTATCTACCTCACCACCATTTTTAAAGTTTTGAACCTGCGACGTATTTCGCTGAATAGTTTTGTTCCGCTCGTTAATTATATCCGCATATCGTTGCGCAGCCATTGCCTGTTCCGCAAACGTCGTAATGCCTTCCGGAGTGTTTTGCGGACCTTCGTTTAAATAGCGTTCTATTTCCGCACGGCCCTCTGTTTCCCTAAAAGCTTCCATAGACGTTGGAGACGGAGTAAATTTCTTGATGGATAAATCCGGACCAAAAGCTTGTTCTCCAGACATAGCGTTTTCGCGCACCGCATTTTGCATTAAAAGTAATCGCTCGGCAGGCGTTCTTGGCCGGCGCTCTTCGCGGTCAAAGGTAAAAAGAGGCGCATTAGGGTTGCTTAAAAAATACTGCGCACCACGGTTGATTGTTTCATCCTTTTCAAAACCCTCCGCAATTTTTTCATGCGCGTAACCAGAATACTCAAAATCAGGATCGTTCACACGACGCTGACGGTCTTGCTGTTGGTCTAACTTATACAGTTCGAGAATTTTTAAATAATCTTCTTTAGATAAACCTAACTTTTTTGCGGTAGGATACCCCTGTTCTACAATACGAAAAAGCCTTTCTAAACCACGATGCCGCATTTCATGCGCCGCAACTCCTTTTGAAGAATAATCTCCCGGACTAATTAATATCCTATCGTTGTTAGGGTTAAAATGAGAACCCTCCAACCTATTCTTTGAACGATCATACATCATGTCGTAATCAATTTTATTAACGTCAAAACCCATTTTTGCCAACGGGTCCATATGCGGCTCTAAATCAGCGCGATACTCAATATCACCCAACGACGCATGGTCCACAACCCGACTAGCCGTGTCCACAACAGAACCACCATTGGCCATGTACTGCACATAACTGCCAATACCCCGCGGGCCGCGAGTCATGGCCCGCGCTGTCTCGTTTAAACTGCCAATGCCAGACATAACTTCGCCGCCTTCTGCAAAACCGTCCGTTTTTCGGTAATAACCCTCGCGCATAGGAGTAATGTATTGTGGAAACTTCCTATCCGAAACTTCTCCTGTAGCAAAATCGCTAAACACAGTGCCGCCTCTGGACCGAATTTCTTCCGGCGTTTCTTTTGGTTTACGCAACCGCTGCTCTAAACCAAGCTCCGAAAAAGAATACGTTTGACCACTTTGAAGACCCCCAGTGTCTAATGTAGCCGGGCGCATCACTTCAATTCCGGCGGCCCGCGGTTTCGCTTTGGTCGTCACCACAACAGGAACTTCGGGAATTCCTAACTCAATAGCCGCCTGTAACCGATGATGCCCCTCGCTAATACTTATTCCCCCGTCAGATAAAACTACTTCTACCTCAATGGGCTCTTTTATGCCTTCGTTAAAAATATTTTCTTTAAGGGTTTCCTGACCCGAAGCATCAAACTTTTCCTGCAAAAAAGGGTTTTCGCTAAGATTCCCACTAGGTAAATCACCCCCAAACTTACCAACATCGTAGCGAGGAAAATTAAATTGAGCCACGTTGTCCGCAATGGTCTGCGTATCAACATACTCTACCTTGGGGTTGTCAAAAGCCCGCTTTGGATGCGGTATTTTTTCCCGCTCCGCCGTTTCCAAAACCTGCTTGTTTATCTCGTTTGCACTCTTATTATCCGCTTTGCCCGAAAGAATAATACCGTCGATCTTTTCCGCAGGAATAATTTCAGATTTTCGCTTGTTTAAAAATTCCGATACAAAGTCCGGAGTCTTGCGAGCCATCGTCTTAACCGCAGGACCAATCGCCGGCGCATAACCCAGCACCTCCGCTAAACTCATAAGACCCATTTGTAAATAATTAGGATCGTCCTGACGACCCTCCTGAACTATCTCCGATACCGCGTCCGCCGTACCAACAGGAGTAAAAGCTAACGCCTGATCCGCTACCCCAACACTCGCAGGCCGATCCTCGCGATAAGACCCGTATAATGGATGAAACCGTTCAAAAAAACCTTCTGTATTAGCCATCAAATAAACCTTTGATTAAACTGAAATAGCCCATAAGGATCCACAACAGGAGAAAATTGCTGCGAATTAAGTTGCGGTAAATTTAAACTCGGAAACATGTTCTGCTGCCCCGGAATACCAAACACTGCCTGCTGCGTCGGAGCATTCGCATACATGTTCTGTAACGCCATCAAACCCTCAGAAGGCAAATATTCCGTAGCCGCCGGCGCTCCAACAATACCCGGCTGACCAACCCCCTCTAAATCAAAATTCGTCGCACCACCGCCCGGCTGACCAACACTCAATGATTGCCAATCACCAACCGTAGACGGAACAATGTAATCCGGACCCGTATCAGGCCCCAACAACTGTATCGTATCAGGAACCGTATTATACGTGTTGTTGGTCGTATTCGTCGTGTTTACAACACTGTTGTCAACAGTGCTACTAGACGTCGTGTTATCGTTAAAAATATTCTCAACAACATTCGCCGCACCCGTAACCGCGTCGTTCACCACACCCGCAACACCCGTCGGCTCAATTCCAGACCCATAAGGCGTAGCACCAACCGCATTACTTATACCACCCAATGCACCGCCAAATTCATCACCACTCGTACCCGCACCACCACCGTCAATCATATCGACCGTGGCAGGAACATAATTACCCGCATCGTCATAATACCCGTAACCACTCACCCCCGCTAAAAAACCCGGCTCGTCCGCACTGCCAAAAGGCGTCAACCCTATCGCATTAGAAACACCCCCCAACGCACCGCCAAACTCGTCGCCACTCGCACCCGGACCACCACCGTCAATCATATCTATAATGCTCGTGTACCCCGTACTCTCCGAATCCGACGTCCCCGTACCCAAATCATCCGGCCGAGCCATAGGAGTAATCGAAGTCTCCGGCGCCAACGAACTACTCGTCTCCCCCGGCTGCGCCGTAGTCCCCGCACCCGTAATCGTATCTATCCCTCCAGCAAGCGCATTAACCAAAGCACCCGTAATACCACCAGAATTAATAAAACCAGCAACCCCCGTCGGCTCTATCCCACTGCCCAAAGGCGTAGCACCCAATCCCGTCGATATATCCGAAACAGGGCCCTCAAACGTATCCCCGCTCATGCCCGGACCACCGCCGTCAAGCATGTCCGTTACACTCGTATATGACCCCGACTCATAATTCGTCGTCCCCGCCGCGTCAGACGCCGCATCCGCAGCACCCGCCGCCGTGTTCTCATAATCCGCATGACTCCCAGAATAAAACTCCGAACCACTGCCCCCAGCACCACCACCGTCAAACATATCCACAAGAGACGTATAACCCGTGTTGCTGCTCGTTTCCGCAGGCGCCGGCGCCGGGCTGCTGTCATCGTTATCGTCGTTTGACGAACTGTGCGAAACCGCCCCCGTGCCGCCACTCGCTACATAATCATCGTGGCTGCCCGAATAAAACGTGTCGCCAGAACCCCCCGCCCCGCCGCCGTCAAACATATCCGCAAGAGACGTATAACCGCCGCCACCACTGTCACTAGACCCCGAATCGCTATTAGATGACCCGCTAGTGCCGCCACCACTGCAAAACACCGGCTTTTTATAAAAACCCCAACCCAAAAGCGCGTTAAACGTGTTCATATCCTTGCCCTCACCGTATAACCAAAAGGCGTAAGACCCAGCTTAGCCCAAAGTTTTGCCGTGCGTTCCGCAGATATCCCCGCATTAGCACCCCCAACAATCTCACGGGCACCCACCGTATGCGCCCAATTAATAAATCGCTTCATTAAACGTGGCCCCATTATACCGCCACGAAAGGATTTATCCACATATATCAGTTTTTCTCGCGCTTGGCGAGTGTCGTTAAATACCATCGTCCCATACTCACCAAGTATTAAACCAACAATACACCCATCAACTACCGCAACATCCGCTATCGTCTCCGGCTGGTTTACAACAAAACCATACATCGTCCGCATCATCTTCCGCTTGTCATAAACAAAAGCAGGATCATCCCCCCAAACCGTCTCCGAATGCATCCGATTAATTAAATCACCCAACTCCGATAAATCCTCTGTCCGCGCGCCGCGGTAAACCGTCCTACCCATTGTTAGGATACCACCCGTTCCGCGGCCCACGGTGGGACCATACCCGTTTTTCATCCGGAAACATCTCCTTGCAAAACTTCCGAACATCCCGCGAAATACGCCTAACATCCGTCGAACCACCCGGCGCAATCATATCTATTATAACCAACCTCTCCCCACCACGACGCGCAAAAACCTCCCAACCAGACCATTGCCGCGTCTCAAACTCCTGAACCGTCATCCAACCCCACGTAATAAACCCACGTACACGGCCCAAATCATCATACCAAATCTTGTACTGATTATTCATAAATGCCGGAATTAACCGCCAATGTATCGTCTCCGCACTCTGCTGCGCATAAGGCGCCGTCGTCGTCCATAAACCTAAACAATCCATAAACCCCTTATCCATAGTAACTGCGTGGTTCCAAATAGGCATCCTCTCCCTCCCAATCATCCGTTGGCAATTGTACAAAATTACCCTGCCGATAACGCATCAATGCCTGCGTCGTGCTATCAACAAAGTCATCAAACTCCCCGTTAGGAAATGCAGCGCACTCCTCAATAACCTCATGCGCCCACTGATGATCCGGAGCCCAAACCATCCCAGCCTCAAACAATGGCGCAATACTATGCGCCCGACTAATCTTGTCATTCCCACGACTAGGTGTGAAATTTACAACAGGTATCCCCATGTTCCGTAACTCATGCGTCAAAGGCATACCCGTCGCCTTCGCCTCAATAATCACCGTCTCCGGATCCCAAAACTCAAACTGCTCATACGCAACACGCTTTAACTCCGGAAAATCCCAACGACCCTTTTGAGCATCCAATAACATCAATGCCGGAGGACCACCCTCGTCTATCTGAAAAACACCCCAAGTCGTTATCGCACTGTAATCCGCAGTCTCCTTCTTACTAAACGCCGTGTCATAAGATTGAATAACATACTGCAATGCAGGAATACTCTCCTTCTCCCATATCTTCCACCAATCCCGGCGCAAAATACTGTTCTCATCCCCCGTCGGATCCTGCTGATATTGCGCATTCCACTTGGCAGGAGGAATAGACGCCTTCACCCGCTCTAAATCATCAAAAGACCAATACTCCGGCCAACAAGACTTGCCACTCGGCATAATCGCCGGCAACTCCACAACCTCCCATTGATCCGCCTTGTCATCCCGAGCCTGCGACCTAATCAATTGACCCGTCAAATCTTTCTCATGCCAACGCGTCATAACACAAACTATCGCACCACCCGGCTGTAAACGCTGCCTCGGACCACCCGTGTACCAATCCCAAGCATCATCAAAACCATTACTCGACATCAAAGTCTGCTCAGAATGTGGATCGTCAATAATAATTAAATCACCACCACGACCCGCTAAATTCGACCCCACACCAACAGCATAATACATCCCACCACGCTCCGTGTCCCACCGACCAGATGCCTTGGAATCCGACGCCAACCGCGTGTCAAAAAGCTCCTGATAATCCTCCCGCTCCAAAAGGTTCTTAACCTTCCGACCAAAACCAACCGCAAGCTCCGTGGTGTGCGTAGCCTGAATAATCTTCATCGCAGGGTTCTTCCCAATCATCCAAGCAGGAAACAAAAAGGACGCAAACTCCGACTTCGTATGACGCGGCGGCATATTAACAATCAATCTCTTTAAACTACCGTCCGCGATCCGCTGAAGCTTGTCCGCAATGATCTTATGGTGGTTTCCCGCAATAAACTCCGGCCACATTAATTTTACAAAAGTCAAGAAATCTTGATGCGCTTTCTCCGTGCGCTCTATCTGAGCGAGACGATACTGAAGCTTTAACAACCTATCGTTGTTATGGTCTGGATCAATCATGGTTTGGGGCCCCTGTGATCGTTAAATGCTATACAAATATATAAGATAATACGAGAGCCATTGCAAAAAATATTTTTAAAAATTTTGTAACCGAATTTTTTACAACAAAACTCAAAATGTTTCACGTGAAACAATTTTCGCGGACCAAAGATAGGCCAGATTTAACAGTATCTTTTTTTCTACGGAATATTTGCGACGAACATAGATTTTACGCCCGCTAGTCAAGGCGCCGTGGGTCGCGAAATTTTGAGCAAAATCAACAATTTATGGCGCGCGGTCCTGCCTCAATTGGCCCCGGGGCCCCTATCAAAACCCGCGGATCGCGGCCGCCGGGGCACGGATCCCGGGCCCAGCTGCGCAGCTGGCGGGCCATTGCCGGCGGATCCCGGGCCACGGATCCCGGGGCGCTGGGCGCCCAGCTGGGGCAATGCTGCGCAGTACGCGGGCCACGGATCGCGCGCCGGTAGGTTTAGGCCAGGCGCGGCCGCCTGGGGCGGGCAGGTATTACGCCGGGTTTCGGGATCGCTGGAGCAGGCAAAAGAAAACCCGCCCGGCGGTATCGCTGGACGGGTTGCGTGGCGCAGCTGCGCGCGCGTTTTACTTCATCAAAGAATAATATTCATATTCCTGCAGGAAACGTTTGAACGGATCCCCGGGGCGGTATTCCTGCCACGCCGCCCAATCGTCCCGGAATTGTTGCGCGTCGTCCCCTTGCAGCCAAAAACTCCAGCCCGCCTCATATTCTTTAACGGCCAGCCCGTAACCTTCATCGTTTAATGTAAATCCACCAATAACCATTTTATTCCCCTTCAAATTCCATTTTACGCGAAAGCCGGCCGGGTTCATGCGTCGCATTGTATTGCTGGCAAAATTCCCGGGCGGCCGTTTCCGTTTCAAAATTCCAAGCGCGCCGCGAAAACTTGCGGCCGGGCCCGGGTTCCAATCCGCCGGGCCAATCTGGGTTTTTGGTATCAACCCACCAATCACGGACAAAACATTTAAACATCATATCCCCCCGCTTCAAACAATTCGCGCAGCTCGCCGGGCGTGCAACCGATCTCCGCGGCCGTTGTGCTGAACGGCTCACCTAATTGAATGCGCCGCTGCGCTTCCTGCAATTGGGCGGCCATTAATTCAGCCGCCCGGTTAATATCAAAATTCTGCATTGTTTCCCCCCTTACCAATCAAGCGCGAATTCGTCGCCGGAAACGGGATCGATCGCGAAACCGTCCGCGCCGCAATCGTCCGGGAACAATTCTTTCATTTGCGCGATAAATTCCCGGCGGTTCTTAGCGGTAATAAAATAGCCGACTAAGCCGTGATTGTTTTCAAAATAAGTTTCATATTTCATTTCATACACTCCAAATAAAAAGGGCGGGATTGCCCCCGCCCCCGTTTAAACAGTAATTTTGCGTAACGGTCAAGCGGTGGCGGATAAATCCCCGGCGCCCGCTTTATCAATAAACGCGCGCAATGCGTCACTATATGTTTCGCAATAGGTGCCCCAATTCCAACATTTACCGGCGTGCTGGTTCCAATGGGCGACGCAATACGGCGTTAAATCATTGTCTGTTAAATGAACCAAAACCGCAAAATCGCCGTCATCAATAGCGCGCTGGGATCTATACGGCGCGAAAGCCACGACGGCGTGGCCGTTTAATTTTGCAGGCGGCCGCCCGGCGGTATCGCGCGCGGCGTCATCCGCGGCCATGTTCCAAGCCATGCCAGCGTATAGCGTGGCAAGCGCGCTTTCCCCGGGCCCGGTCAAGCTTTCAATTCGGCCGTGTAATTCATCCCAATCCGCCGGAGTATGGATAAAAGCAATTTTAATCATTTTGAACACTCCAAATTTCATCGGCCGTTATATAGCTTGCGGGTTCCCCATAAATAACGGGTTTATGCGCGCAGGCATATCCCTTGCCGCTGGCCAGTTTTATGCGGCCGTATTGCTCAGTTACGCGGTCAAATGTAAATTCACAAATAGCGAAACGTTCAACGCCGTCGCGGTTTCCCCATCCCATGGGCGGTAAACATTCAAGCGCGTAATTCCAGTTTTCCAAACTACATTTTACCGGGCCCGTTAAAAAATTGGACCGGGCGGCGTCAAAAAAACCATCAATATCGGTAATAATTTCATACGGGCGGCCGGTTTCGTCCCGGATCGCCGGTAAAGCCGCCCGGGCGGCGTCCTCGGTTTTGTATAAATTCCAGATCACATGCTCGCCGGGTACTGCTATTGCTACTTCCATTTTTAACACTCCAAATAAAAAGGGCGGGATTGCCCCGCCCCATTTAAACAGTAATTTGACGTTACATGCAAGCGCGTTAAAAATTGCGCGCCTTGGCATGTTCCACAATAAAACAAAAATATTGATCCGACGTTCCATCCCGGCGCCCGGTATCAGCGTTATAATGGCCGGTAAAACTGCAATCAATATAACGATCAAACCAGCACCCGCAGCAATCGTGCGCGCAGCTGCAGGCGCCAACACCGCATAGATCCGCCCAAACATTTTGAACAAACCCGGCCAGCGTGCCACCGGCTTTGCGCAAGGAATTGTTATCCCATGCCGGCATATCAAAGGGATGGCGGCATAAAATATCGAATGTTGCGAAACTATAAACGCCGTCATCCATTCCAGAAAGCGGCCGGAATTCATCCGATCCGGAAACCATGATTTTTGGCTCCAGCCGGGTAATGGTAAACCCGCCCGGTTGGAAAGGGTATTTTGCAACGGCCGGCGGCCATTGCATTTTATCAAAAACACCGGCGGCATAATCTATAACGCCGGCGCATAATTCATTCGCTAAGTATTCTCTAAAATTATCCGCCATTTTATCCCCCCTTAAAACGCTTGGCTTCTAACTTCGCGACGATAATCATCCATTGTTTTCACAATGTCATGCATGTGTTTAATGCACGCGCTGGGCGTTTGCTCTACTGCGCTAATTTGATCCAGTATATCCCCATCATCCCAGCATTCGACAAGATAGTCCCATCCATCTTGTTCATAGTTTTTCATTGCATGACTGCGAACGGCTTGGATCAATTGAGTTTCATCATATTTTGTCATTCCATACACTCCAAATAAAAAAGGGCGGGATTGCCCCGCCCATGTTTAAACCGTAAATCAGCGTAACATTCAAGCCAATTCTTTTTCCGGGATCCCATGTTGAACGTCGCGCCCCACAATCAAATTTACCGCGACGCGATTTAAACCCCCGTCCTCTTTCGGCCGCATTGGCATTAAAACACCAAAACAATCGTCCCGATCAAAGCTGATAATTGCCGGGCCATTGCCATTATGTTGAATAAAGCACGGCGCATTACTGCCCCGGGATCCGGAAACCAGCTTGGCAATTTTGCCAAATTCCCCAACATAAACCGGATTAAACTGCGCAACATCGCCGGATATCTTTTCCGGGACTACGCGTTTAAAATCGGGATAGGTGCAATCAATGGGTTCCAACACTACGCTATTAAGCGTGGATTGCAGGCGCCCATATGAAAGCGTAACAAATTCCTGTTTAGCAGGAACCCCGGTCAAAGCTTTTTTTAAGCCGTCAAATGGCAATACGCATTCCCAATTATCTCCGATGGGATGCGCCAAATTTTGACAAGCAACAAACATCCGGTGCCCATCGGTGGCAACCATGCGAAAGCTAAGCCCGCGCAATTCAAAATAAACGCCTTTCAAATAATAGCGCGTTTCCTCTTTTGAAGTGGCCAGCATAGCAGCTTTTAACAGAGCGGTTTCAATCTGAATTTCCATGTTCTTTTTCTCCTATGAACAATTGAACGTAAATTCCCGTAACATGGCCGCCCCGGGACTGTCAATTCTTATCGCGCGGTTCCCGGTATTTTTTTAATTCAGCTTCAACATCCATTGGCTTATTAAGCCAATCCATAATCCAATCAATTATAAACAGCATGACCCGCCTCTAACGTTTCAAAAACAGGTTCCCAATCATCCGGGTTATTTAATTCCAAAACGGGTTTAGTGGCCAGCCCATCCATGCGCAAGTCCACCGCTTGCGACGCATGATAAAGCATTAAAGCATAAACACGCCCGGCGCCATGGGGACTATACTTAATTAGGATCCAGCTGGAGCCGTTGCCATGCCGGGAATGGAATGAAACTTGATGCGGGCTTAGATCCACTCGGGGCGCGATACAATGCTTTAATTCAATTGTATGGTACTTCCCGTCATCATCTTCCACAAAGACGTCTGGAAAGCCCGGCGTGGCCCAGCTTTCAATCCTCTCGGTCAGCCACTTCGGCCTTTTCTGAGCCATCTGTTTCTTCAGCTGGTCCCAAAAGGCGGCTTCGCGCCGTTTCCCGATTGCCGGTTTTTTGTTTTTCTTCTGGAGTGACGTCAATAGTGATTGGTTCATAGCTTCCCTTTAATTCTTGAATTGCTTTAAGCACTTCCTCTTTTGACATGCCATCGATAGTGCCATGGCGTATTTCAGATTTGTTTACATAGATGTCGCCTTGCGCCTGCCCGCGACGATACTCGGCTTGAACAGCCGCGCTAAACGCTCCGCTATCCAAGGCCGCATCCCGAATCAATTGCAGATCCCGGAGATGTCTTTTGTATTCGACCCCATACTTCCGATCTAATTCAGAGCGATAAGCTTTGATTGCAGCGACCACGTTAGGAAAGCGGGCGGGGTTACAAAGCTCGGATGCACGCACGCTGGCGGACTTAGCCGGATACCCGGCGTTGATTGCCGCATCTCTCATGGTTATTTGCCCATCTTTAGAAACAAGCTCTTTAACAAACAATTCCTGTTTGCGTGTCAGAGGGCGTTCTTCTGGGCTATATCGTTTTCTATATGCCCGCTTGCCTGACGGCGTGAGTGGCGCGCCTTCATCTGGCACCATATATCTATCTTTTGATCTTGGCATTCCTGACCTCCAGTAAATTGACGTAACAAGACTATATGCAGGGGTGGTTGCTTTGTAAACACACTGTATAAGCCTCCAGAATTTTTATTTTTTTAAAAAAAAACCCCCGCCCCCCTTAACGACATTCTTTGATTAAGAGAAAGACTATAGTTTGTGTAACTATGTAACCATTGCTGTAACTGCTAAATTATTGGTTTTGTTACAAATAACACTAAAGTTACATGGTTACATGGGTTTCGGCTACTTTTTAGTTTTTTTTTTT